CGGATCTCCGGACAACTGGAAGCAAGTCGAGCCGTGGCGGTACAAAGATGCGCTCATGCGGCATCTGTGTGAGTACCTTCGAGATCCTAACAGCGTCGACGCGGAGTCGGGTCTCGCCCACTTGGAGCATTTGGCTTGTAATGTCGCTTTCCTTCTCGAGTTTGAAGATCAAAAGAAAAGAGGTAACCGAACATGACTGAAGAGACTGAATATCCTCGGGTCACGCAGGATCTAGAGCCGCAGATCACCGAAAAGTACATTTACAAGCTTCTTCGGTTCAACAAAATCATCCGGGCTAATATTCTCAAAGAAAGAATGAACGAGACTCGCGCGGAAAATCTTGACGAGGCAATCGAGGGCAAACTACTTAGTGCAACCGACTACAGCAAAGACTGCGTGCAATCAAGCCATGAACCTAACGCCCTGCCCCTTTCGTCAGTAAAGCATGAAGTCTGGAAGCAAAGCGCTGAACTGCTTACAAAGACCATGAGAGTCGATGCTCAAAATCTCGAAATGGAGCACCTTGACGACGCAGTATGGCAGCTACCGCCCCTGCAGCATGCGATTATTATCAAGATATACTATGACCGTATGAGCATGACGGAGGCCAGAGAAGCGCTCAAGGGAAAGCCATTCATGGCATCGCACGAGGAAGAATATCTGAAAAAGGTGAAACAAAATGCAGTTCGGAGAATAACGGACATATTTAATGCACATGGGGCGTCCATTATTCACGATTTCGACAGCGAAGAAGATCTGCAATAAAAAGTTGTCGCCAAATGTCGCGTTTTTTCAATTATAATTAAGCTGTGATTTTTAGATGAACCTCCATTCGAACGGGCCCCGATTGTTTAAGCGCAGTCGGGGTTTTTCTATTGTCTATGCTTTATGTTAGTGAGACAATGATTTTGTTTGGAGGTGAAGGATGTGGATCTCATAAAACGGGTAGAGGATATCTTTGATATTGCGGCTATGCCGACGGCAACTATCCTTTCGGAGTTGTTTGTTACTGGGGTGGCCGGTTCGATTGCTCCAGGGGCGGTGAATGTTATGCTGGCTTATAAACAAAAAAGATCTGAACGAATGTATGAAAAGTTTATGATTGAAGTCAGAAACAAGTCGGCTGATTTTGAGAGTCGGCTGGAAAAGCTTGAAGCGGGGCAGCTTAACTGGTTTCAAGAGGTTGTGTTCCCGCTCGTAAGCGACTACGTTCTTGAAAATAAACAGGAAGAAAAGATCAAATACCTTGTTGATGGTTTTCTAAATGCAGCGTCGATGAAAATTACATCAGAAGACATTCTCTTGCTTTATTATGACACATTGGATCGACTTAGTGCTTTGGATTTGATACTTTTAAAGAATAAGTCTATATGGAGAGATGAGCTTGAGTTGCAGGCAATTAGCAGAGAACTTGTTCTAGATGGCAGTATAACCACAGCACAGGAGAAGCTGAGATCATACGCTTTGCTTGAAACCAGAGCGGACAGGCAGACAGAGGCGTTGCTTAAGACAGTTGTTTCTATGTCGGAACATCTTTCGAATCCCAAAAAGACGTTTAAACCAGAAAGATTAAATACCAGCTTCTTTACGAACTATGAACTTTCTAAATTTGGAGGAAAATTTCTGCGATTTTTCTGTGACACATCGGAAGATGAAGAGGAACAGGACTAGAACTCCATAAGCAAATACTGATTAGCACCCACCCGGGTGCTTTTTTATGCCCAATTTCAAAAAGAACGGAAGGTGGTGACATGCACGATGATCGTGAAGAAGCGAAAAGACTTTATCTTGAAGAACAGCTGCCGCTTACCGAGATATCCGAGCGGCTAAAGGTCAGCATGAATACGCTGAAGAGTTGGAAAAGACGCGGCGTTTTGGGTGCATCTGCACCCGTCGAAAAGTGCACCCTCAAGGACACAGTTGCACCCTCAAAAGATGCAGTGCGAAAGAGGCAAGTCCGCACCCGGCAGAAGCTCGCCAAAGCGATTGAGGAAGCTGTAGATCTGACCGATAGAGAGAAGAACTTCTGTATTGCTTATCTGGGATGCTGGAACGCTACACAAGCGGCTTACGCTGCCGGATATACGGGAACGTACTTGAGCATGAAGGGACTTGCGTGTGAGCTTTTGAAGAAGCCACATATCGACAAGGAGCTCACAAGACTCAAAGCTATAAAGCGCATGGCCATCCTGGCAGATGGTGACGACATTATTGAGTATCACCAACGACTTGCGTTTTCTGATATCACACAGTTTTTAAGTATCAGTAAGGGTGGAGGAGTACGTCTCAAAAAGAGCGATCAGTTTGACGGACAGTTGGTTAAGAAGATCTCCTGGGGAAAAACACATTCAATTGAACTGAAGGACTCCGGAAAGTCGCTCGAGTTCCTCGGTAAGCGGATTGGCGTTGAGAGTACCCCGGGACCGGACATTAATCAGCAGGCCCTCGCTATTGCTGACCTGATCAATAATTCAGTATCCGAAAGAAAATTGGAGGACTTTATGAATAAGGAGGCCATTATCGATGATACCGTATGCGCCTCTGACTCAGAAGCAGACTGATTATATACGACAATCGCAGACTTCATGGCTGAATGTACTCGAAGGGGGAAAGCGAGCTTCTAAGAACATCGTGAATTTGATTGCCTGGGCCGTATCACTTGACACACATCCGGACAAACTGCATCTCGCCGGCGGAGTCAGTTACAATGCAGCGAAGATGAACATCATCGACAGTAACGGGTTCGGGCTTAAGTGGATATACGCAGGTCGGTGCCGTGAAGGTAAGTACCTGGACAGAGATGCTCTGTTCATTCAGACCAAGACAGGCCCGAAGATTGTACTGATCGCCGGCGGAGGAAAAGAGAACGACGCCGCAAGGATCAAGGGCTTCTCACTCGGATCCGTGTACATTTCGGAGATTAATGAGTGCCATGAGACGTTCGTGAAGGAATGCCAGACCCGAATGCTTGCCAGCAACCGCCCGCAGTTCTTCATGGACTTAAACCCGAAACCTCCCAGACACTGGTTCTATGTTGAGTATTTGGATCCGCACATGAAGAAGCAGGAACAGGATCCGAACTATGGCGTCAATTATGCGCATATGACGATGGCAGACAATCTCAGTATGACGAACGAACAGCTGCGGCGCGAGATTGGCAAGTATGATCGTGATAGCCAATGGTTCAAACGAGACATCGAGGGCAAAAGAACAGCTGCATCCGGACGGATCTATACAGGGTATCGCTATAAAGACATCGCTGTTTCTGCTGAATGGATTCGTTGGATCGATAAGGACAAGGGGATCCGCCGTCAGTTTATAGACTTCACTGTGGGCGTTGATGTTGGCGGCACCGATGCAACCGTGGCAACGCTTAAGGGTTTTACTCCCCGATATGAGACGGCGGTCGTAATAGACGGATACTATGACAAGCAGGGCAGTATAGAGCACACCAAGACGCATGATATCTACGCGACAGAAATAGCCGCATTCTTATTAAAATGGACGAAGGTCTATCCCCAGCTGGCGCAATCAACCGTCTTTGCTGAATCAGCTGACAAGCTATTCCGGCAAGCGCTGCGCACCGCGCTGGACAAGGTAGGGCTGCATGGAATGATGATCGTCCCATCTTACAAGGCAGACGGAATACTCGATCGTATCGACCTCATGCGGATCCTGATCAACCAGGGGCGCATGAAGATCGCCGAGCATCTGCAGCCGTGGTTCGAAGCATACGAGAATGCTGTCTGGGACACAAAGAAGTACGCAGACAAAGAGTGGGTCCGAGTTGACGATGGGAGTTATCCCGTTGATTGCCTGGATAGTGATGAATACAGCACGCAGCCTTTCAAGGGCTATTTGATTGGAGCATGAACATGAAGAAAGATGGGTGGGTAAAAACAATGGTGAAAAATTGGCTTAATATTCAGCCGGCGAATGGCTCATCCATTATGATCGTCGAACCTCTTTCGTATGAGGCTAACGTGATGCGGAACAGGATCATCTACAGAGGTGAGGCTTCCGAGATTGAGCAGTTCTTTAAACAGGCAGCTGATGCAGGGGATACAGTAGCGCAGGGTAGATTCTGGGCAGCAGTGCCAAGTTCCGGACTGCGGATCCGAAAGATTCATTCAGGACTGCCCGGCATTATTGTCGACATTCTTGCTAGCATTGTTGTGTCAGACATGCTGGATATCGAGATCAGTGAGCCAGTGGATCAGTCGGAACTCTGGGACGAGATAGTCAAGGAAAACGACTTAAAAGAAATCCTCAAGGGCGCAATACAGGAAACCCTTGTTGCCGGTGACGGCGCTTTCAAGATTAGTTACGACACGGATCTGACGAAGCTTCCAATCGTGGAGTTCTTCTCTGGGGAACAGGTGTCCTACGAATACGCCAGGGGTAGAATCAAGGAAGTACTCTTTCATACACCGTACAAGGTCGACAATAAGACATACGAACTCACGGAGCATTACGGGATTAATTTCATCAAGTATGAGCTGAAGGACAGTTCCGGCAATGACTCTGCACTTGCTAACGTTCCTGAACTGGCAAGCCTTACAGATGTTACATTCTCCGGAGATTTGATGTTGGCTGTTCCGATGATGTTCTATAAGTCTCCTAAGTGGAAAGGGAGAGGGCGTTCGATCTTCGACCGTAAGGTTGATGCTTTTGATGCGCTCGACGAGTCCATATCCCAATGGCAGGACTCGCTGCGGCTTGGACGAATTAAGCGGTACATACCGACTTCAATGATTCCAATGGATCCCAATACCGGAAAACCTATTCCCCCCAACCCCTTTGACAATCAGTTTATTGCTGTTCGCGGCAACATGGCAGAGACAGCAAAGGATACGATAGTTACCGATCAGCCCAAGGTTGATTTTGAGGGCATGCTCGCGACATATATTAATGCCTTGGATCTCTGTTTGCAGGGTCTGATTAGTCCCTCCACTCTGGGCATAGACGTCAAGAAGCTGGATAATGCCGAGGCGCAGCGTGAAAAAGAAAAGGCAACGCTGTATACCCGCAATGAGATTATTACTGTCCTGACCAAAATTCTTCCAGAGCTCGTTACAGCTGTGCTCAAAGCGCATATGAACCGACTTGAGAAACCGATCGTCGACGTCGAATGTGAAGTAGGATTCGGCGAATATGCCAACCCGTCCTTCGAGGCACAGGTAGAGACCGTTGGCAAGGCAGCCACATCGCAGATCATGAGTATTGAGACGCAGGTGTCCGAGCTTTACGGAGATAGTAAGGATGATGACTGGAAAGCAGAGGAAGTGTCTAGGATAAAGAA